AATACCCAGCAGTAATAGTACAAACTTCAGAAGAAAATAGAGATGATTCTGAATTAGGAAGTGGTGCTAAAACAAGGCATGGAACTATTGATTTTGTAATATTGGGATTTGTAAAAGGTTCTGATACCAATATAGATACATTGAGAAATGCTTTAATTACAGCTATTGAAACTGCTTTAGAAAGTGATATTACTAGAGATTCCAATGCACTTGATACAGAAGTTATACAAGTGGAAACTGACGAGGGTACATTGTTCCCTGTTGGTGGAATTAGAATGGTTGTAAGATGTATGTATGAATATCAATCAGGAACTCCATAGGAGAAATAAATGGCAGATAAACTTATAGATAAAATACAAAAAAAAATAGATAAAATTGAACATTTACACGATAAAGAGTCTATGCTTTGTGAAGAAGTGAAAGACTTATTGGAAGAATTAAGAGAAGAAAAATCATTGGATTCAGAAGAAGAAGATTTTGACGAAACTGAAATAGAAGATGAAGAATTAGATGAAGATGATATTGACGAAGAAGAAGAAAAGTAATAAAAGGTAAAAATATGGCTAAAGACATTAAATTATATAAGGATGGGAATGAAATTACTATCAATGAAACTCAACTTGATAATTTTTTAGATTTAGGTTGGAAACAAGAAAAACAAGAAAAACAAACAAGTAAAAAGGAAAATAAAAAATGGCAACACATCACGGAAAAGAAGGAGTCGTAACTGCTGGTGGAACTGGTGTTGGGGAACTAACAGGTTTCACTTTGGAAACTACTGCTGATGTTGTAGAAGATACAGCTTTAACAGATGCAACTAAATCTTTTGTTGCTGGAAGAACATCATTTTCAGGAACTTTAGAAATGAATTATGATGAAACTGATTCTCCACAACAAACTTTAACAGTAGGAAGTTCTATATCTTTTGTTTTATTACCAGAGGGTAATTCTTCTGGAGATGAAAAATTTACAGGAACAGGTATTATTACAGGAATGTCAGTTAATAACTCTATGGATGCAATCATTTCAAGATCAGTTACTTTTCAAGGTACAGGAGCATTGACAAGAGCAACAGTATAATCCTAATTTATGTCAGTTATTGATAGAGTTAAAACACATTTTGAAACTCTTAAAACTATCACTATTGAGGTTGAGGAGTGGAAAGATGAACATGGTAATCCATCTGTTTTTTATTCAGAACCTTTAACACTTGAAGAAAAAAATATTATTTTTAAAAAATCAAATAACTTTCAAGACTTAAATGTTCTTGTAGATTTACTTATAATGAAACTCCAAGTCAAGAATGACAAAGGAGAAATGATTAAAGCATTTAGCTCAGAAGATAAATTTGCTTTAAGAAAAAAAGCAGATTCCAATGTTATTGCAACAGTAGCCAATAAAATCTTGCTAGACACATCTTACGAGGAAGCCGAAAAAAAGTAATTAGCGACCCTGAAATCAGGTCGCAACTAGCATTAGCCGACAGACTTCACATTACATACCAACAAGTTTTAGATATGCCTGTAAGCCATTATAATCTTTGGTTAGCTTACTTGAAAAAAGAGCAAGATGAGTATAAAAGTCAAGAGAGAATAGCACAACATAGAAAATATAGATAATGGCACAGAATTTAAAAATAAACATATTAGCACAAGATAAAACTAAAGCTGCCCTTAATGGAGTAAGGGCCAGATTAGCTGGACTTAAAAATGCAGTATTTAGTTTAAAGGGTGCTTTTGTTGGTTTAGGTGCTGGACTTGTTGTAAAATCTTTTGTCAATACAGGAAGAAGCATTGAAGATTTACAAGTTAGATTAAAGCAATTATTTGGTACTCAACAAGAGGGTGCTAAAGCTTTTGATGTAATGGCAAAGTTTGCAGCTAAAGTTCCTTTTTCACTAGAGCAAATTCAAGCAGCTTCAGGTAATCTAGCAGTTGTCGCTGGAGATGCAGAAAGACTTTCAAAAATATTAGAAATAACAGGTAATGTTGCAGCAGTTACAGGAATAGATTTTAATACTGCTGCTGAACAAATACAAAGGTCATTTGCTGGTGGTATAGCTGCTGCCGACATCTTTAGAGAAAAAGGTGTTAGAGATATGCTTGGTTTTAAAGCTGGTGCAACTATATCAGCAGAAGAAACTGTTAAAGCATTTGAAAAAGTATTTGGTAAAGGTGGTAAATTTGGAAAAGCAACAGAAGAACTATCTACTACATTTACAGGTACTTTATCAATGTTGGGAGATAAATTATTTAATTTCAAGAAAAATGTAGCTGGTGCAGAATTTTTTGATGAACTTAAAAAAGAGTTTAGTAGTTTAAATAAATTTATAGAAGAAAACTCAGAAGATTTTGAAGCTATTGCAAATGCTATTGGTTTTGTATTAACTAAAGCAGTTCAAGGTTTTGCGATGGCAGTTAGAGGTGTTGCAAAAGCAGTTTCATTTTTGCGTAATCAATATGAAAATTTAATAAGATTATTAAACAAAATACCATTTGTTAATATAGAGATAGGAAAAACAATAAAAGATAATATAGCCATATCAGAAGATTATAAAGATAAAATAATTCTTATTGCCGAAGAAACAAAAAGCTTAAATAAAAGTTTAGTTAAACAAAAAACAATATTAGAAGAAATAACTGAATTACTAGAAAAAGATTTAAAAGCAATAACTAATGTTGCAAAACAAGTAACAGGAATTTTAAATGATGGTATAAGAGGTTTTTCAAAAGGTGTTGCAGAAGCAATAGTATTAGGAAAAGAATTAAACACAACATTTAAAGAATTAGCACAAACATTAGCAGTAAAAGTTTTATCTATTTTAATTGAGGTAGTTGCTAGAAAAACTGTTGAACTTGCAATAGAAAAATTAATTACTAGAGAAAAAGAAAAACAAGCATCTTTAAGTAGTGGTAATTCTTTCTTTAGTATGGCAAGATCATTTCTAGGTTTTGCTAAAGGTGGTGCAGTATCAAAAGGGAAACCTGTTGTAGTAGGAGAAAGAGGGCCAGAGTTATTTGTACCAAATTCAACAGGACAAATACAACAAAATGCTAGAGGTACAGGTGGTGGAAGTGTTAATGTTAATTTCAATATAGAAGCAATAGACTCAAATAGTTTCAATGATGTATTGGTAGAAAATAGAGGTATTATAACTTCAATAATTAATAATGCTTTAAATGAAAAAGGTAGGAGAGAGTTAGTATAATGAGTGGTGCATTTCCTATATCAACATCTAAATTTGAAACACTAGGTATTAAATCAATACAAAGTACAATTATATCTAAATCAATTAGTGGAAAAAAATTATCAAGAACTATTGATTCTCAAAGATGGGCATTTACAGCTTCAATTATTACATCAAACAGATCAACTGCCTATGGAGAGTTGATGGCTTTTATTGTTAAGCAAAGAAGTGGAAAAGAAAATTTTACTATTATCCCACCAGAAGTAGAAGATGCTAGAGGAAGTGAAACAGGAAGTGTTTTAGTAAATGGTAATCAATCTGCTGGAGATACTACTATTGCTATGGATGGCTTTGCTGGAGATGGTGCTGGAAGATTTAAGATGGGAGATTTTATTAAGTTTGCTTCACACGATAAAGTTTATATGGTAGTTGCAGATGTTACTTCATCTAGTAATGCTGCAACAGTAACTATTGAACCACCTTTAGTCGCAGATATAGCCAATGATTCAGCAGTAACTTATGATAATGTTCCTTTTACAGTTCATTTAGTAAATGATATTCAGTCGTTTGGAACAATTGGTGCTGATAAAGATGGAAATTTATTATACAAATATGAGTTAGATGTTGAAGAAACTTTATAATAAAAAGGAGAAACAATGAAAAAAAAGAAGAAAAAAAAGATAGTTAAAAAGAAGAAGAAAAAAGGTAAAAAGAAAAAGAAAAAATAGTGCATGACACAATATCTGGTTAAGTATTGGATGAATGTTGATGTACTTGCTGAAGAAGTAATTGATAGTGAAAATATAAATATGGACACTAATGATTTGGGTAAATTTAACGAACCAACAAAGGATGCTAAATATAAAATATTAGATAGTATAAAAATTAATAGAAGAAGTTACGAACAATATGACAAGAAGCTTAACGACAGCAGTAAAGAACCATTTAGCAACAAATGAGATTAAACCTGTTCATTTGATAACTATTGGATTTGGCACTCCTCAAAATTTAACAGATTGCGTTCACGACTTAACTTCTTCAGTATCAGGTTCTAGTGTTACTTATTCATCAAGCAGTTTTTTAGTTAGTTATCCTGAAGTATCAGAAGAAACTGACATTGGTAAATCAAGCATATCAATAACTTTATCAGGAGCAGACCAAACATATATCTCATTAGCTTTAGGAGAAAATATAGTTAATGATGCGGTAACAATTTATAGAGCATTTTTAGATTCATCAAATGCAATTATAGCTGACCCTTTTTTACTTTATAAAGGTTCAGTTGAAACTTATACAATTAATGAAACAGAAGATTCTTCAGCTTTAACTTTAAATATAGTTTCTCATTGGGCAGATTTTGAAAAAAGATCAGGAAGAAAAACTAATAGTACATCACAACAAAGATTCTTTAGTGGAGATTTAGGTATGGCTTTTTCAAGTGAAAATGTTTTAGATATTAAATGGGGTAGAAAATAATGGCTTTAAAATGGTTAAGAAAACAAGTTAAAAAAGTTTTTAAAGTAACAAAAGTTGTAAGAGTATTTAATTTTTTAAGAAATCTTAATCCTTGGGTTGCTTTAGGAATCTTTGCTATTGGTTGGTTGTTCCTTTCAAATAGACGACCTGATAGACCAGACTTCGGAGATAGTGATTTTAACAATTTTGAAAAAGGTATTTTATTAAATCATCAATCAAACGATCAATCTATTCCTATTGTTTATGGAGAAAGAAAAGTTGGTGGAACAAGAGTGTTCATTGAAACAAGTGGAACTGATAATGAGTTTCTTTACATAGCATTAGCATTATGTGAGGGAGAAATAGAAAGTGTAGATAAAATTTATATTGATGACAAAGAAGTTACTTGGTCTGGTACTTTAGCAGATGATACTTTAAGAACAGTAGGAAGTGGAGATAGTAATTTTTATAAAGATAGTACAAGTTTAATTAGTGTAAAATGTCATTATGGAAGTGATAGTCAATCACAATGCGATTTATTAGGAACTTTAGATTCTTGGACATCTAACCATAGATTAAGAGGTATTGCTTATATATCTTTAAAAATAAAATGGAATCAAGATGCGTTTGCTGGATTACCAACTGTTCACGCATTAGTTAAAGGAAAAAAAGTTGTTGCTTATAATTCTAGTTCAGTTGCACAAACTGCTGCACACTCTAATAATCCAGCTTGGTGTTTATTAGATTATTTAACAAACGAAAGATATGGAAAAGGAATTGCAATAGCAAATATTGATATACCAAGTTTTTATACAGCTTCAACAGTTTGTGATACAGATGTTACTGCTTATGGTTCTACTACAATAGATGTTTTAGATTGTAATGCAGTTTTAGATACTTCAAGAAAAGTAATAGATAATGTTAGAGAGTTAGTAAAAGGTGCAAGAGCATATTTACCTTATACTGCTGGAAAATATAAATTATTAGTAGAAACAACAGGTTCGGCTTCTATTACTTTAACCGAAGATGATATTATAGGTGGTTATAGTTTAGCAAGTGAAAGCAAAGCATCAAAATACAATCGTGTAATAGTTTCTTTTGTTAATCCTGATAGGAATTGGCAAGTTGATGAAGTACAATGGCCTGAACTAGATGATAGTGGTTATTCTTCGGCAGATCAACACGCAACAATGAAAACTGCTGATGGTGGTTTTTTATTAGAGGGTCGTTTTGATTTTTCTACAATAACAAGTCCTTATCAAGCATTAGAAATAGCAGAAGTAATTTGTAGAAGATCAAGAGATTCAAAAGGATTACAATTAACAGTAGGATTTGATGCTTATGATTTAGCAGTAGGAGATATAGTTAATATTACATTATCGTCTTTAGGTTATTCTGCAAAACCTCATAGAGTTATAGGAATGGATTTTAATGAAGATTTTACTATTGGATTAAATTTAGTTATTCATCAAGACGCACATTATACTTGGGCAACAAAGACACAAATAACAGCAACACCAAGTACAACACTTCCAAATCCTTATTCAGTTATTGCTCCAGCAAGTTTAACTTTAACAGATGAATTAGTAGAGTATTCAGATGGAGTTGTATTAACAAGATTAAATATAGTTGTGGGTGCAAGTACCGATAAATTTGTTCAATATTATCAAGTTGAAGCCAAACAAAGCACAGAATCAGATTATAAAATTGTAGCAAAAGGAACTCAATTAAACAATGAAATGCTTAATGTTGTTGATGGTAAAACTTATAATGTAAGAGTAAAAGCTATAAATGCTTTAGGAGTTTCATCTACTTATACATCAGCAAACAGAACTATTGTCGGAGCAACAGATACTCCAGCAGATGTTTCAACTTTATCTGTATCAATGGTTGGTTCAAATCAAATGCAATTACAATGGACTCCTGTTACAGATTTAGATGTATCTTATTATGCAATTCGTTATCAAGATGTTACGAGTAATGCTAGTTGGGCTGGGTCAACAAACTTAACGCAAGTTGTTAGAAGAAAATCTAATAGTGTAACTATTAATGCAAGAACAGGTGCATTTCTTATTAAGGCAGTTGATAAACTAGGAAACGAATCAGATAATGAAACTATTGTCTATTCTAATATTTCAGGGCTTGAACATTTTTCAAGTGCTTTATCTACTATTAATGAAGAAACTGCTAGTGCAGTTACAGGGCAAAGTTGGAATGGTACTTTTGATGGAGATTGCGTTAAAGGAACAAACTCTGATAATGTTCAAATAGCAACATTAGATACGATAACTTTATTTGATTCAACTGTTGGAAATTTTGACTCTCCAAGTGGAGATTTTGATTTAGGTGGAACTGACGCAACTTCCAATCCAACTTATTATCAAGCAAATATTGAATCATCAGGAAGCTATATAGGAAGCAATACACTTTCGCTTGATGCTACTTATGATGCAACTTTTCAAGCAACTGTTGATATGATAGCAAATGACTTATACGATTTATTTGATTCTGGTAGAGGTGCTAGTTTATTTGATGATGCTGCTGGGCCTTTTGATGGAAACTCAGGAACAAAATGTAATGCTTTTCTTCAAGTAGGGTCAAGCACAAGTTCTTTAGGTGCAATTTCCACTTACCAAGATATATCTCAACAATCTACTGTTAAAGGAAGATATTTTAAATTTAGGTTGAAATTAGAAAGCGATGATAATAAAGCTAGACCTGAAGTTACTAAAATGCAAATAAAATTAGTAATGGAAAAAAGATTAGAAAGTGGAGAAGATGTAGAGAGTGGTGCTGGAGCAAAAGCAATAACTTACACTAATGCTTTTTATGCAAGTCCAGCAGTAGGTATTGCAGCACAAAATATGGCGACAGGCGACTATTATACAATTTCAAGTAAAACAAAAACAGGATTTACAATAACTTTTTATAACAGTTCAGCAGCAGCACAGGATAGAACTTTTGACTATGTTGCGAAAGGATATGGTTTGAAATCTTAATTGTAATAATGTAAAAAGGGTAGTATAGGTAAAAAATATGAGTTCAGTTTCAGATTATAGTTTAGCGAATCAAGGGTTTAGTGCGTTTCGTACTGAACTTAATAATATACTTGGTGCAATAAATACGCACAATTTAGCCACTTCAGCACCATCAAGTTTAGCTGCTGGAAGTATATGGGTAGATTCTAGTTCTGCTGGAACACATACTTTAAAATATTATGATGGTTCAGATTCCATTACTTTATGCAATGTTAATACTTCAGCAAACACAGTAGATTTTATAGACTCATCAGTAACAACAGAATTAGTCAACGATACTTCTCCACAACTAGGTGGAAATTTAGATACAAACTCACACAATATTATAATAGATGATGCACATTATATTTCTGATGAAAATAATAACGAGCAAATAATATTCCAAACAACAGGTTCAGCAGTTAATGAATTAGAAGTTACAAATGCTGCAACAGGCAATCCACCAATTTTAGGAGCAAGTGGAGAAACAAATGTGGACTTACATATTAAACCTAAAGGGTCAGGAGAAACAATTATAGGTTCAGGTGGAGCAGCAGCAACTTTGACTACAAGTGGAGCATACGATTTAGTTTTAGATACAAATAAAGGAACTAACTCAGGAAACATAACGATAACTGATGGTGCAAATGGCAATATAGATATTACTACAAATGGAACAGGAGCAATTAAGTTTAATGATTTAGCTTATATTCCACAACAAGCATTAACTTCATCATCGAACGCAGTTGCATGGGATGCCCAAGCCGCACCTAACGCATATCATCAGACATCAGAAAATACGACTTTATCTGCACCAAGTAATGCAGTTGAGGGTGCGTTTATTTGTATAGAAGTTAATTTTAATGGAAGTCATACTTTTTCGTGGAACGCAACATTTCATTTCTCTGCTGATACTGCTCCAACGACAACAGATACAGATGGCAAGACAGATATTTTTGTATTCAGGTACAATGGTTCAATTTGGCAAGAAGTAGGTAGAACTTTAAACATACCAGAAAGTTAAAATTATGTGGGCATTAGTAGAAGATAACGCAATAATAAAAATAATTAATAATCCAAAAGCTATGGTTATTAACGATGTTCGTCATTCAAGAAATATCTTTTCTTCAAGATGGACTAACGAAGAAAGAGAAGCTATCGGAATCTATGAAATAGTATTTGATAATTCTAACAAGAAAGATGAAGAATATTATATTAATACAAACCAATCTTTTGATTATGCAGATGGACAAGTTACTGCAAGTTATGGAACTGCAACACCAAAACAATTAGCAGATAGTTTATGGACACAAGAAGATTCTGATAATGGAGATATGCCTGACGATAAAGAAGTAGGCGATGTTAAAGTTAAAGGATTAAAAACTTTAAAAAAAGAAATTATAAAAAGTCAAGCTAGTGGTTTATTAGCACCAACAGATTGGTATGTGATTAAAGCAACTGATGTAGAAGATTATTCAGTACCAAGTGCAGTATCAACTTTTAGAGCAGATGTAAGAACTAAATCAAACGAAATGGAAACTGCTATTGACAATGCAAGTGATGTAGATGCTTTAAAAGCATTATACGAATATGTTAATACA